TGCTGTTTATAGAAGAGGTCAAGGGGCTTACTTGTCTGGTGGATCAAGAAATGTCCCTATGGGTGCGTGGGCAATGGGTAGAGTGAATAGCTTCATTTCTGGCAAAGGTGGAGCTAGAAAAGCAGATGCTGATTTAACAAAGTAAAAACAAAATGAAACTAACTACCAGACAAAAGAACACTCTTAAAAAACACCAACAAACACATGGGCATACAAAAGCTCATATGGAATATATGAAACGAAAGATGAGAGAAGGCATGAGTTTTACTCAGGCTCATAACATGGCTATGAGTAAAAAAGGTAAATGAACTTTCAATATAATCTTTTTAATGAAGAATTTAAAACAAAAAATGCTGAAAAGCATGATCGCTTAAGATATAAGCAAAATGAATACTTAGACAGTCACCACCACCCACAAGAAAAAATACAGCAGCTTATAAAATTAGATAAATATATTCATGGTGATATTCTTGAATTTTTTGCAGGGCAAGGCAACCTTTCAAAGCATTATAAACAAAAAGGTAATTTGTATAAATGCACTAAAGAAACTACAGGAGACAGCTTTCAACATTTATTTGAATTAATAAATAATAAAAAAACTTTTGATGTCATTGATATTGATTCTTATGGGTATCCAAGTCAATTTATGGATAATATTTGGCACGTTATGAAGCCAAAGAGTTTATTAATACTTACTTTTCCTGTCATGGGTGTTCAATGCATAAACGGTATTGTTGAACAACATTTTATAAATTTTTGGAGATCAGCAAGACCTAGCACTGGTGATGTCATTGGTGCTGTCACTGATTATGGTTTAAAATATTGGTATTTACCAAAATTGATTGATGTTGTAAAAATAAAACCCATATGGAGATTTGTGTTTAAATGTGAGAGAGTAAAAGCAACAGAATTTTGTAACACTAGAAACAGATGAGCAAAGACCCAAGACTCAAAAGATTTGGATTATCTGGTTTTAATAAACCTAAAAGAACACCCTCACATCCAACAAAATCTCATGTTGTATTGGCAAAAGTAGGCGATAAGGTCAAATTAATTCGCTTTGGCATGCAAGGAGCGAAGAATAAACCACCAAGAAAGGGAGAATCTGATGCAGATAAGGCAAAACGAAAAAGTTTTAAGGCTAGACACGCTAAAAATATTGCAAAAGGCAAAATGTCAGCAGCTTTTTGGGCAGACAGAACCAAGTGGAGCTAACATTGTTAATAATTGTTAATTTTTATCTATGGCAGAAGAACCAATTAAGCCAAATCCATCACCTCAAGAAGTTGAAGCACTAAAAGAAAGTGTCAGAAAGTTGGAGGCAAACAATAAGGCACTTATGGATCAATATGCAAAAGCGCAAGAAAAAGCAAAGGCATTACCGCCAGATGTAGATGTAAATGCTTTGATTGCCTTTAAGCAGCAAAAGGAACAAGAAGAGTTAGAGGCAAAGGGCAGATATGAAGAGGCGATTGCAAAACAGGCTCAACAATATAGGGAGGCTGAAGAGGCAAAAAACAAAGAGATAGCAGAGTTAAGGGCGAGACAAAGACAGCTGGAAGTTGAAGCACCAGCAGTCACAGCCCTTGCTGATGTCGTGCATGACCCCCAATATGCACTTTCTCGCATTAGCAAGGATCAACTATCAAGAGAGGCTGATGGCACAGTAGTTGTAGTTGATGGATATAACAGAACTAATGTCAAAGAGTGGGCAATGGCAAATATGCCACAATGGGCGCAAAAAAATCCAAGACCGCAGGGAGGAGGAGCTACAACTACAAAAGTTCAAACAGAATTTGTCACTGCTGCTGGTGAAAAAAATCCTTTTGCAAAGGAAACTTTTAACCTTACTGAGCAAAGCAGACTATATAAAACAGATATAAATAAATATAATATGCTCAAAAACGCAGTTAGCGGTTAATATAGGACTATCTAGTGTGCGCTAGTTAGGGTTTGCACCCGAAAGTGAACATATCTATTTAATTAACATGGCTACAGTTCGTAGTGATTTAATTATTCCAGAGGTGTTTACCCCCTATTTGATCGAAGCTACTACTCAAACAGATAGCTTTCTTCAAAGTGGTGTGGTGCAACCTCTAGCAGAATTAAATCTATCCGCAGAAAGAGGTGGGGACTTCGTTCGCATACCTTTTTACAAAGCAAATTTAAGTGGTGATTTTGAAGTTCTTACAGATTCTTCATCATTAACACCATCAAAAATTACAGCAGATCAGCAAATAGCTGCTGTATTGCACAGAGGTAAGGCTTTTAGTTCAAGGGATTTAGCAAGCTTGGCTATTGGTAGTTCAACTGATCCTATGGCTGCTATTGCTCAGAAAACCGCAGCATATATCAATAACCAGAAACAGAAGGATTTATATTCTTGCTTAACTGGTGCATTTGGTTCAATAAATGCTAATGACAGTAATTCCGCGTTATTTGGTTTAACTATTGATTCTGAATCAAGTGATACACCAACTGCATTAAGTCCTAGACACGTTGCAAAGGCTCAGTCTTTACTTGGAGATCAAGGTTCTAAACTTACATCAATCGCTATGCATAGCAAGTGCTATTACGATTTGATGGAAAGAAGAGCAGTTGATTTTGTACTTGCAACTGACGTTAATGGTGGCGGTGCAACAGCATCTGGTGGTACTTTTCAAGGTGCTTTCCAAAATCCTAACTTTGGGCAGTTCATGGGTCTAAATATTATCGTTTCTGATGATATTCCAACCACAGGTACAGGATCAAACACTGAGTACTCTGTATTCATGTTTGCTGCTGGATCAGTGGTAACAGGTGAGCAAGCACCAGTAAGAACTCAAACTGACAGAGATATACTTGCTTTAGAAGAGGCAATGGCAATTGATTTGCATTACATCTACCATCCAGTAGGTTTGAAATATGCAGTATCAACTGTAAACCCAACAAGAACAGTTCTTGAAACTGTAGGCTCTTGGTCGAAAGTCTACGAAACAAAAAATATCGGTATCGTTCGCGCTACTGTAGTTTCTAACAACGACTAGAGGTATTTATCATGGCTACTCTTTTTGAGTTACAAAATCCCCCATTCGGTCAACTAACTAAAACAAAAGTTATTAAGACTGAAAACGGAGCGCATACATTAACAACTGCTGAAATGATTGAAGGCATAGTTGATGGAACTCCAACAGGTAACAGAGCAGTTACAACACCTACCGCAGCAGCTATTATTTCTGCTTTAGGCACTCAGGGTGGTGTCGGTCAAACTTTTGAGCTAACAATTGTCAACAAGGCAACTTCAACCCATAAGTTTACTTTGACTGCTGGTTCTGGTGTCACTATTGTTGGTGATGCGGATGTTGCAGCGGCTAGTTCTGGTACTTTCTTAGTGAGAGTAACAAGTTCTACTGCTGTTAGTGCATTTAGAAAATAAATGGGAATCGCAACATTTAGGCGATTAAGAGAACGTGAGGCTGCTAAACAAAAAGCGGCCTCTGTTACTCCTGTAAAAAAAACAAAGCCAAAAGCAAAGAAAAATGGCAATCTCAATAGTAGCGACAGTCGGTAGTGCATCAGCCAATAGCTATGTCACTCTGACTCAGGCACAAGCATTTATAGATGGTCTAACTGAGTCTGATGACGTAGTGGCTTGGGGAAATAGTACTGACGACCAAAAAAATCGAGCATTATTCACAAGCACTCAGAGGATTGATCGTGAAAACTTTTTAGGATCTAGGGTAGATAAGACACAGGCATTACAGTGGCCACGAAGCGGTGTTCGTGTTCCTGACCAATACAATCATTTATATTCTCTAAGTTTTCCATATAGGATTGTTGACGATTATTACACAGATACAGAAATACCAGATAGAGTTAAACACGCACAAATACATTTAGCTGTATATTTAAACAATAATAAAGATGGTTTAGGTTTAAGTGGATTGGAAGATTTTCAGTCTTTGAATATTGGTAATATAAGTTTAACTCCTAACTTTTATGGAAGGGTTGGTATTGATCGTATTCCGCCAATAGTGGATCATTACTTAAATGGCATTAGAATGGGCGGGACAGCAAACTTACCAATTAAGAGGTCTTAACTAATGGCTTATGAATACCCAGCAGCAATAATTATTACAGATCACACACAAGCCTATACTGGCAGATTTGGTAAGGTTGTTGCATTAAAAAATTCAACAGTTGATCTTGTAGCAGAAAACATAACAGAAAATACTTCATCAACCATTGCTGGAATACCTATACACCATTCAGCAGAGGTTTGTGGTGTAATTACAAGTGTTCAAGTTTCAAGTGGTGATGCCGTTATTGCGTATTACTTATGAGCATTGCAAAGGGAGCTATTAAAGGAATTAGTGCAGCTATGCGGGCTGTTGGTGGAACTGTTACTTATAGGAGAGTCACTACAGGCATCTATAATTCTACAAGTGGCAGTATAAGTGAAGTAAAAAGCGATTTTACAATAAAAGGTGTTGTTAGCAATGTCACAAGATCAGAGGTTACGGATTTAGTCTCTAGTCAAGACAAAAGATTAACTATCTCTGCTGGTGATATAAGTTTTACACCTACTACATTTGATCGAGTTGTTATTAGTGGAACAGAATATAAAATCATTCAAATTACTACTAATGAGCAAGGTAATACAGCTATTAGCTTTGATATTTTTCTGAGGTAAGTATGACAAGACAAATAAGAATAGATCAAATACCTGATGTTATGGAAGAGGCAGTAATTGATCTTGTTGCTGTTACAACTTTGGAGTGGACTAAAAGAGTAAAAAAAGCTACACCAGTTTTTAAACCTAAAATTCTACCAAGTGGCAAACCAGAAAAAGGTGTAGGAGGTTCTCTTAGAAATGCTTGGCAAACACAAATCAAAAAGTTTAGCGGCACTGTATCAAATAATTTGCCTTATGCAGAGCCAGTTTGCTTTGGTGTAAATTTACCACCATCATGGGGAGGTCAGTACAGAACAAGACAAAAAACTGTTGCTGGATTTCCAGAACTTATAGGTAAAGAGTTGAAGCAATGGGCAGATGATGAATATAACAAAATTAAGCGGAGAATATAATGGCAGCATTGAATTTAAATACAGTCAGAGCAACTATAGAAAATCGTCTTAATGAAGAGTTTAGAACAGGTCAACACATACCTTTAGTTTTTAATAATGTTCCTTTTGATGCCTCTAATCAAGACTTATATATTCAATGCATTACTAGTTTTGGTGAAAGCCAATACCTTACACAAGGCTCAAGTACAACTGCCACAAATAATCTTGTTGGTCTTACTATTTTTAATATTTATTCAAAGCAAGGAGTAGGAGCAGGCAGTAATTTTGATATTTGCAAAAGACTTAGAAATTTATTCAACAGAATCACTGTCGATAATGTGATTTTTGATGCACCGATTGGGCCTGAGATATTACAATCTAGTCCAGAAGGCAAGTTTCAGACTCAAATCAGAGTTACATTTGAAATATTCGAAGATCTTTAATTATGGAAATCACAAAAGAAATGCTAGATGCAATAGAAGCAGTCAAAGGTAGAAGAGAACCACAATATTGGGACAATCAATGTAAAAGATATATGGAAAAACAAATTGCAAACAAAAAAGATGTAAAAAAAGCTGAAAAAGGTTAATATATTTATAAATCTTCTATAAATAGTTATGGCAAAGGTAAAAGGCGATGTCGGACAAGTAAAGTTTGACGATGCTGGATCTTCTGTAAACCCAGTTTTAGGGACTGTCAGTTGGTCTATGTCGATCACAAAAGACACTCAAGAAATTACAGCACAAGGCGACACTTTTAAAGCTTTTGTAGGAGGCTTGATCGAGGGTGAAGGATCAGCGGAACTTCTTTATGATGACGCTGCAACTGGCGAAACTGCCGCTTTTATAGATGGTGCTTTAACTACTGGTGATGCAGGGGCAGCAGCTTTTGAATTATTTCCTGATAGTTCTAGCGGTACAAAAAAAATAAGCTTTAATGGTATTATCACAAGTTTTGAACAAAGCTCCTCACTTGGAGATCCAAATACAATAAGCATTACATTTAAACCTACTGGAACTATTACATCAGCTATTTAATTTATGTCAGAAAAAAGAACTTTAGAAATACTAAGAGAAGCTTTTGATTTAAGTAAAAGAAGAAAATTTGAAGTTAAAGACTCTGAGGGAAATGTAGTTACGACTTTATATTTTCCCGCTATTACAAGAGCAGACAGAGCAAGAGCTACTCAAAGGGCTGGGACTGATGACGCTATTACAGTTTCAACACATATGCTTTGTCAATTAGCACAAAAAGAAGATGGAACTAAAGCTTTTCACCCTTCTGATTTTGCCAGTTTGCAAAATGATTTACCTGAATCTGTTTTAAATGAGATAGAACTATTTTTATTTAATGTTGATCCAAATGCAAATATTGAAAACGCAAAGGAATCTTAAAGGGGGATAACTGGCTAAATTTTGAGTTCTTCCTAGCAACAGAATTAGGTAAGACCGTAAGTGAGTTAAGAACTCATTTAACTGATGAAGAATTAATATTTTTTGCTGGTTATTATGAATTAAAGTATGATAGAGAAAAGAAACAGGCAGATGCTATTAAGAGAAAATCAAAGTATAGTTAAAGGAGATATTGTTTAGTCGTGGCAGTTTCCAATGTAGAACTAAGAGTTGGAGCAACGCAAGCGATTACCGCGCTTAAGAATGTTAATACACAGGCACAAAAATTTAATCAAACTGTAAACGGAACAAATAGCAAATTAAAAGACGCAAATAAAGCTTTACCCATGATGCAAAAAGGTTTTTTTGGTGCTGGTGCTGGTGCTAAAGGGGCTGCTGGTGGAGTCAGAGCTTTAGGGGCTGCTGTCAAAAGTTCATTATTTTTTATTACTGGTATAACAACTGCTATCGGCTTATTAAGTAAAGTATTTACAAATTTAGCTGCACAAGACTTTGCTATCGCAAGAGTTAGGACTCTTGGAGTAAATGTTGAAGCTTTAAGACCACAGCTTGCAAGCTTATCAAATGAATTAAGCGGTCAGGTTTCACAGCTTTCACTATTACAGGCATCATATGACCTAGCATCTGCTGGGTTTGCTGAAACTGCTGAGATTACAAATATTTTAAAAGCAGCCCAGTTAGGTGCTACTGGTGGTTTTTCTGATTTGCAAACTGTTACTGATGCAACCACATCTGTTTTAAATGCTTACGGCTTAGAGGCTGATAAAGCTGGAAAAATAGTTGACGGATTCGCACAGACACAGGCTGATGGTAAAATTGTTGTAGATCAATATGCACAACAGATAGGACGTATTGCACCAATAGCGGCTGGTGCTGGTGTAAGTATAGATGAATTAAATGCTGCGATTTCTGCTGTAACTGCAACTGGTGTTCCTGTCGAATCAACTTTTGCTGGATTAAGACAGGTTATTGCTTCGATACAAAAGCCCACTGGTGAAGCATCTAAAGTGGCAGAAAAACTAGGTATTGATTTCAGTGCTGCTGCATTGAAGTCAAAAGGATTAAGTGGAGTTTTAGAGGAAATAGTTGCAAGTGGAGGATCAAGTGCAGATAACTTATCAAAATTATTTGGAAGTGTAGAGGCTCTTACAGCGATACAACCTTTATTGAATGATGAATTAGTTAAATTTAATGAGGCTCTGAAAAATCAAGCAAATGCACAGGGAAGAGCCGCTCAAGACGCATTTACAGCAACTAATACAATACAAGGACAATTAACAAGACTTGGGAGTGCCTTTACAAATTTAACAACAGAAGGTTCTGAGTTTGGAATAATAATTAGAGAAGTTCTGAAAGTAACTGCTGTAACTGTTGAGGCTTTAGGACTTGCTGTTAAAGCTGTATTTTTACCTTTCAGACAATTATTTGCTCTTATTGGCGAAATAGGAAAAGTTATTGGAGAAGCAATAGGAGTTGATGCAACAGCAACTTTATTTAATCTTGAGCAGGGTTGGATAGGTATAAAAGAGGCGGTTTCTAATTCGGCACAAGAAGCTATCTTTTTTGCAAGAGTTGTTGGAGGTGTCATTGGTAAAGTGGTTGTGGCAGTGGCTAAAACAGCAAGTGGTATTAAAGAAACAGTGAGTGGAATAGTACAAACTGTTGTATCTAATATTCAACAAGCAATACAAAATCTTATAAATATTATTCCAGATCCGATCAAAAAATTATTAGGTGGTCTTGAATTACCCTCATTAAATTTAGACATAAAAATTCCAAAATTAGAAAATCCATTTAAAGGTTTAAAAGAAAAAATTGATGAATTAAAAGAGGGTGTTATTGAGTTTAGTGGTGTAGAAAAACAAATAACAGAAGAAAATAATAAACAAGTTGATGCAAAAAATAAAATTGTTAGTACAAACGGCCAGATAAAAAAAGACTTAAAAGATATAAGTACAGAGACAAAAAATGTAACTAATGAAACTGATAAGTTAAAAGATAAATTTAATCAGATTGGACAAGATATTGAAAAAGGCATTGTTTCAAACCTAGCTGATGCAGTAGAAGGTACAAAAACTTTAGCTGATGCGGCAATTAATGTTTTAAATAAACTAAAAAGAAAATTAATTGAAGTAGCTATTGAAAAGGCAGTTTCTGGAATTGGCGGTAGTATAGGTGGATTTTTAAAAAGTGCTTTTGGATTAAACAAGACTGGAAAAGCTAGAGGTGGACTCATTAGGGCTGGTTCTGCTACTTTAGTGGGCGAAAAAGGGCCTGAGATTTTTACTCCCCGTAGTTCTGGTATGGTTACAGCTAATGATAAAATTAGTGTAGGTGGAGGGAGTGGGATAACAAATAATATTGTCGTCAATGTTGATGCTTCAGGTACTTCAGTTCAAGGTAATGATGCAGATGCTAATCAGTTTGGAGAACAGCTTGCCGCAGCAATACAGGCTGAGATAATAAATCAGAAACGATCTGGAGGTTTATTAAATTAATGGCTACATTTCCGATTGCAAACCCAGTTTATAACACAAGAATTACTCCAAAACCATCTGTAAACGTGGTTTCTTTTGGTGATGGATTTGAGCAGAGATTAACTCAGGGATTAAATCAAAACGCTTTATCTGTTAATTTAGTTTTTGAATTGTCTCAAACAGATGCTGATACAGCTATTAGTTTTTTAAATGAAAGAATTACAGATGGTGATTCTTTTGATTACACATTACCAAGCGAAACAAGCGCAAGAAAATTTGTTTGTGATTCTTTCCCAAGATCAATTCCATTTTTAAATAGAGTTAGATTAACTTGTGTTTTTAGAGAGGTATTTGAAGCATAATGGCAATACCTTTTGTTGAACTAAATAAAATAAATCCAAGTTCGATTATTGAATTGTTTGAACTTGAGCTTACAGTAGGAACTCATATAGCTGCTGGAAATCCACAAAGCTTGCCTACTGTGTATAGATTTCATGCTGGTGCAAATCTAAACAATTTTGGTGAAGTAATATTTCGATCAAATTCTTATCAAAGGGTAGCTGTAGAGGTGCAAGGTTTTGAAAAGAAAAGCACAGGCACTATCTCAAGACCAACAATTACTTTTTCGAACTTAGGTGGTATAGTTCAAAATCCATCAACAGGCTTAGTTATAACAATGAGTGATTTTTTAAATAGTGTGAATCTAGTAACTCCACATAATGATTTGATAGGTGCGAAACTGACTAGAAAAATGCCACTTGCCTCAGCTTTAGATAATAATAATTTTGCACCAATAGGCAATAACGCACCTGTTAATCCTTTTGGAACTCCTAGCTCAGATAGATTGCGTGATGAGATATTTATAATTGATAGAAAAGCTGTTGAAAATAGGCAAGTTGTACAATTTGAACTTACTGCTGCAGACGACTTGGAGAATAGGTTAATACCTCAGAGAGTAGTCACCAGAGACTTGTTCCCTGCTGTTGGGACATTTGTCTAATGACAGAATATACATGGGCTACAGACGCTTTTAAGGATGCCACAGAAGCTTATCCAGAAGAATGTTGCGGACTTATTATTGATCTTGATGGTGTTGAAACATATTGGAAATGTAAAAATATATCAGGTGCATATAAAGAAAAGTCATTTGTTATAGATCCACTTGATTGGGCAAATGGCGAAGATCAGGGTGAAGTTCTTGGTATCGTACATAGCCATCCTGACGGTGAATTAGCTTTTAGTCATACTGATAAAATGAGTTGTAAGTTTAATGATTTACCTTTTTATCTTGTTGAACCTAAAACAGAGTCTATTATTGTTGTATATCCATCTGAGATAAATGATTAAATTAACTATTTATGGCAGATTAAGAAAGTTTATAGGACAATCAACATTTGAAATAAATGCAAAAAGTCCTATAGAAGCTTTTAGTTTTTTAACAAATAATTTTAAAGGTGTAGGAGAACATATAAAAGAGCAAGAATATTGTGTAATGGCGGGTAATATAAGAATTACTGAGGACTTGTTAAATATGCAGACAGAAAGTGATATTAAAATTATACCTGTTGTTCATGGTGAAGGTTTTTTTCTCGCTGCGTTATTTTTAGGAGGTGGTGCAGTTGCATCAGCAGTTGGAGGAATTTTTACAGCTACAATTTTAGGAACTACAATAGCTGGTGCTTTAACGGCAATAGGTACAAGCTTTTTAATTAGTGGAGTTACAGATTTATTAACACCAGACCCAGTGACCCCTAATGCTGCAAGGCAAGAAGATCCACAAGATCCTAGTTATATTTTTACAGGGCTTTTAAATAATTCAAAACAAGGAGTACCCATTAATATAATTTATGGTGAAACACTGGTTGGTAGCACTGTAGTTAGCTCTTCAATTGATACTTTTCAAGTCGTTAACACTGCTTAAATTATGTTTGGTGATTCTAGGGTTATAGTTGATGCTTTACTTAACAAAGATAAACTAAAATCTATTGATTTTGGTACTGTAGTAGATGCTTTAGGTGAAGGACAGATTGAAGGTTCTGCAACTGCAAGTAAAGCAAGAATTACTGATAAAACTAGTACTGCATTTAAAAATGCCTTTCTCAAAGATTTATTTTTAAATAAAACTGCTGTATTACAAGCTGATGCTAGTAATACAAGTCCTATAGATTCAGATTTTAACTATCCAACTGATCAAAACCGACTTATTTTTGAGTTTCAAGATGGGACTGCTAACAATGAAGTTTTGTTTGCAGCACAATTACAATCAAGTGAAGTTATTACAGGTGATAAAGGGCAAGAATGTAGTTTTCCAGTAGGAGGATCGGCAACGCCAAGATCAGGTACTATAACAAATTCATCTATTGACACTGTGCAAGTTAAGGTAAAATTTGATCAATTTTTTAAACTAAATACAGAAACTGGTAATAGAGAATCTACAAGCGTTAGAGTTTTAATAAAAGTAAATCCAAACAATGCTTCTCAAGCGACAGTAATTGATGAAACAATTACAGGTAAAAGTTTTAACCCTTATTCAAGGGATTTTGGTATAAATTTTAAAGATTTTCCAAATTTTAATGAAACAAATTTTTTTCCTGTTGTAGTAAGTGTTGAAAGAGCAAATGATGTAGGTGACGAAAATACATTTAATACAATGCGTTTAGCAGAAATCAGACAAATTATTAGAGAACAAAATAATTATCCTAATATTGCATATTCATCATTAAGATTTTCTTCTGAGTTATTTTCTTCTGCGCCACAGAGAATTTTTAGAGTTAGAGGAAAACTTGTAAAAATACCTCATAATGCCACTGTTGATTATAACAATGGTCGATTAACATATTCTGGAACTTTTAATGGTGCGTTTAAAGCAGATAAAGAATGGACAAGTGACCCTGCTTTTGTTTTATATGATCTTTTAACAGATAGCGTTAGTGGTTGTGCTATACCAGAATCAGAATTAAACGTTTTTTCTTTTTTTGGTGTAAGTAAATATTGCAGTCAATTAGTAGATGATGGTAATGGTGGTCAAGAACCACGTTTTTCAATAAATATAAATATTAATAATAGACGTGATGCAATGGCAGTAATTAAAGATATTTGCTCTGTAATGAGAGCAATACCTTACTACGAAGAGGGAACTATAAAAATTTCTCAGGACGCACCAAAAGATATTGATAATCCAAGTTCTGTAAGTTTTGATTATGTTTTCAATAACGCTAATGTGGTGAATGGAGAATTTGTTTATTCTGGTAGCTCATCAAAAACTAGATTTAATGTGATAAATGTTTCATATTTTGATTTAGAAACACAAGAAATAGATTATGTGACCGTTAAAGATAGTACTGCTCAACAAAAATATGGAACACAGACAAAAACAATTAATACTTTTGGCACTACTTCAAGAGGTCAAGCACAAAGAGTCGGGAAATGGTTTTTGCAAACGCAACAAAATCAAACAGAAACAGTTACGTTTGAAACAAATATTGCGTCTGGATCTGTTATAAGAATTGGAGATATTATCGGTATTGCTGACAGAGTAAAAGCTGCAACCAGAAGAGGAGGCTTAGTTAAATCTGCGACTTTTGTAAAAATAGTTTTAGATGATGTTTCACAGACTAATCTTCCAGATATAAGCGACAGCCCAACTATTAGTTGTTTGTTATCAGATGGAACGGTAGAAACAAAGGTAATTGAAAATTATACTAATGGCAATGAAGTAAATGTTTCAGATAATTTTTCACAACTCCCTGTTGTAAATAGTCCATATATTTTAGAATCTGGCTCACTTTCAGCACAATCTTTTAAAGTAATAAATATAAAAGAAAACAAACAAAAAAGTTTTTCAATTACAGCAGTAATTCATAATGCTAATAAATATGCAGCAATAGAAGATGGTGAGCAATTACCAGTAAAAAATATTAATTTATTAACTTCTCTTTTGCCATCACCACAAATTATAAATGGATCAGATGGCTCAAAAGCAATAGAAGAAAAAATTGTTTTAAATAATAATAGACCTGTTCCAAAGCTTTTTATTGATTGGGAATCTGTAGATGGAGCTAGTGGGTATCAATTAATTTTTACTAAAGATAATGAAAATCCAGTTGTAGTTAACACACAACAATCAGAGCATGAAATTTTACCATCTGAGGCTGGAACTTATGTTTTTCAAATATTTACAATAAATAGTAATGGAGAAAGAAGTGCAAGTCCTACAGAGGTCAGTGTTGACACTATAGGTTTGACAGCTGTTCCAGAAAATCCAACAAATTTGGAAATAGAACCATTAAATAATGCACAAGTAAAATTATCATGGACTAAAACAACATCATTAGATGTTGAATTTGGTGGAAGATGTATTATCAGGCATACACCTAATCCTTTAGCTCAAGCAACTTTTGCAAACTCTACTGATTTGAATGAAAACATAAATGGGGCTACAAATGAAGCAATACTACCAGCTTTAACAGGAACTTATTCTTTAAAATTTGCTGATGTAGGTGGAAGGGTATCAACAACAGAGGCAAAAGTAGAACTAAGTTTGCCTGAGATGGCAGATGAATTATTAATAAAAAGCCAAAGAGAGCAAACAGCATTTAGTGGCACTAAAACTAATGTAACTGTTAGTTCAAACGCATTACAACTTACAAATCCAGCAAACAACCTTACAGGAACTTATGAATTTGCTTCTGTTTTTGACTTAGGATCTGTATTCACTAATCTAAGATTAAAAAGACATATAAAAAGTGAAGGTTTTTTTGTTTCAGATCAATTTGATTCTATACCTGATTTAGATGCAAGATTAAATTTTGATGGTGCTGGAAGTGATCGTTTAAAAAGCAGATTACAAGTTCAAACATCACAAGATAACTCAAGTTTTACAGCAGAGCAAAATTTAACTAATGGTTCATTTAGTGCAAGAGCTTTTAAATTTACAAGTAATTTAATATCGGTAGATATTAATGAAAATATAAAATTTACAGAATTAGGTTTTGACGCTTTTTTGCCGTCAAGAACAGAAAACAAATATCAATCAAGTGGAAATATTATATCTACACCTTTACAGTCAGGAACAAGTGCAAGCGGATTAGCAGTCGTTTTTGGTAAGCCATTCTTCACAGGCACAAGTGATATAGGTGGATCGACCACAGCATTTTTACCTTCTATCTCTATAGCTCCAGAGGATATGCCAAGCGGTGCGTTTTTTCTTTTAAGTTCTATAAGTGGTGCAGGGTTTACAATAGTTTTTAAGAACGCATCAAATACACCTATAGATGTGAAATTTACGTTTCAAGCGTTAGGATATGGTAAAGGTGCTTAGTAAATGACAAGAGTAAATTCAACTGGCAAAGAATCTAGCAGTAATTTTTCACCTGATAATGGTACTGGGTCTGCTGTAAGAACAGCAATGAAAGATATATTTGAATCATTAAGAACAGTGAATAGTGCGGCTGGTGATCCTTCTGGTTCTGCCAACCTTGCAGCATATCAATTACATATTGATAGTGATACAGATACTTTAAAAATTAGAAATGGTGCTAATTCAGGTTTTGTTACGTTAGGTGATGTAAGTCAAACTAACTTTGGTTTTTTATCAGCATCAGGAGGTACACTTACAGGTGTATTAGCTACTACTGCTGGCTCAAATACAGCACCAGCTTTAAACTTTGGAGATAGTGGAACTGGATTATATAAAAAAAGCACAAATCAATTAGGACTAACTGCTAATCAAGCTGCAATAGCATTTGCAGATCAAGATAGTTTGACTATAGAAAACCAAAAAGAATTAAGGCTTAGAGAAAACTCAGGCACTGAATATGTTGCAATAAAAGCACCGGCCACTCTTGCTGCAAATTTAACTTTAACCTTGCCTAATTCTGCCCCTACTACAGCATCTACCATTACTGCTGGATCTGGCTTTGCCTTAATTGCTATAGATGAAAGTGGTGCATTAGGTTGGGGAACAGCCGGTGGCGCGGAAGGTGCTGCTGGTAGCAATAATCAAGTTTTCTGGGAAAATGATCAAGCAGTTACAGCTAGTTATGCTATCACAAATGGTAAAAATGCTGGAAGTTTTGGGCCTATAGCTATTCAAAGCGGAGTCACCGTTACAGTTGGTTCTGGAGAGACATGGACTGTAGTATAAAAGTGTATATAATAGATTTATGAGTCAACTAAAAGTAAATTCAATAGTTCCTGTCACTGGTCTTCCAAGCGGTTCTAATGGTGGAATAATTCAGGTTGTAAATTCACACTTGAAAACCAGACAAAGCATTTCAGCCAGCACTAGCTTTCAATCAACTGGTTTATCAGCAAGTATTACTCCAAGTTCTAGTACTAGCAAGATTTTAGTAATAGTAAATGGAGTTTATAGCGTAAATAACGGCACTACAACTCAATATATGAGTAAGTTTAAATTGTATAACGGTTCAAATGAAATAACAGATGCAAATTCTACAGGTTCCACTAACAACGCATGGAAATCACTTTTTGAAGCAGATGTTAATAGTGGAGTCAGCCAACAGTTTGAACTATTAACAGTTCAAGGAGATTATTTATATACTCATGGGGGGAGTGCTGGTACTCAAATAACAATAAATCTATTCGCCACATCTACAGTCGCAATGTTTTTTAATGGTAGAAATCAAACAAATTTTGGTACTACTTCTAGTATGACTTTATTTGAAATAGGAGGTTAAAAACAGTTATGAGTACACTTTCCGTAGGTACAATTAAAAGCATTTCATCTGCTGCGCCAGTATTTCAAAATACAAGTGGAGTTGAAAAAGGGCAACTTGTAAAATTATGGCTTGATTACAATGGGTCAACAAACAGTATTTTAGATAGTTTTAATGTAAGTTCTGTTACTGATAGTG